GGAAACTTCAATGGACGGCGACTTTGACACCGGCAACGTCCGGTACAAGGCTCGCGAGCGATACAGCTTCGGCGTATCCGATCCTCTGGGAATCTACGGATCTCCCGGCACGTCCTAATAACGCAGGGGGCTTCGGCCCCCTTTTCTTTTCCTGACTAATTGTTCCACATGGAACACTAGACTCACCCAGACAGGAGACTCTCATGGGTACTACTACTTTTTCTGGGCCTATTAAGGCCGGAACCATCAAAGATACTACTGGCTCAACTGTTGGTACTGATGTTGCCAATGTTGGTTACGTCCTCATGGCGCAGTCTGCCGTCATCGACATTGCTGGTGCAACCAGCGCAAATCAGGTTGTTGCCACTATCCCGGCAAACTCCCAGATTGTTGACGCAATCCTGAACGTGACCACCGCCAATAACGACGGCACCGCCTCTACTGTGGTTGTTGGTACTTCTGCCGACGCCGATGCGTTCATTCCGTCTACTAGCGTGCAGTCTGCTGGTACCACCCGTGGAACATTGGATACTGAAGCTACTGACGTTGGTACTACTGACCTTCAGGTTTTGGCTGATTTTACTGCCACTGCTGGCGACGGTACCGCTGGTGTTGCGACTGTAACTATTCTGTACATCCAGAATCGAAACCTAAGCTAATACAAGGGGCTTCGGCCCCTTTTCTTTAGGAGATCAAGATGGCTGATGCAGTTACAAGCCAAACTATTCAAGATGGCGCCCGCCATGCAATTCTCAAGTTTACCAACGTCAGCGACGGGACAGGAGAGTCGGCTGTTGTTAAGGTCGATGTCTCTGCGTTAAGCGCCGACCCGGTGAGCAAGGCCGCATGCACCAGCGTTAGTATTGAATCAATCCGGTATTCGACTATCGGCATGGGTATTAAAATTTTCTTTGACGCCACAGCAGATGTTTTGGCGTGGGAAATTCCTGCTGACTATTCAGATACAGTGGACTTTTCCGACTTCAACGGCATTCCGAATAACGCCGGAGCGGGCGTTACGGGTGACATCGCATTTACCACGGTGGGTGCCGGTGCTGGCGACGTTTACACCGTTGTGCTCAAAGTTGTTAAGCAGTACGGCTAATGCGCCTCTACTACAAGGCCGGCGGCAAGACCAAGTCTCGCGTGAACGAGGCTGGAAACTACACGAAGCCGTCATTGCGTAAGCGCCTGTTTAACAAAATCAAGGCTGGCGGGAAGGGCGGCAAGCCCGGACAGTGGAGCGCAAGAAAAGCGCAGATGCTCGCCAAGCAGTACAAGTCGGCTGGCGGCGGGTATAAAGACTGATGGCGCTGAAAAAGTCGCAACAGTCCCTGAAGAAGTGGACGAAGCAGAAATGGCGCACTAAGTCAGGAAAGCCGAGCACTCAAGGGCCGAAAGCTACCGGTGAGAGATATTTGCCAGAGAAGGCGATCAAGGCTCTCTCCTCTAGCGAGTACGCCGCTACTTCACGCAAGAAAAGGTCGGACACCAAGAAGGGCAAGCAACATTCATCACAGCCAAAGAAGGTGGCGAAAAAAACCGCGAGGCATAGGAAGTAATGCGTCTTTACTACAAGAGCGGCGGTCGCGTAGACAAAAAGGCGATGGCCTGCAACAAGCCGAGAAGAACCCCCGGACACGGCAAGAAGTCTCACATTGTTAAGGCGTGCGAGGGCGGCAAGGAAAAGGTTATTCGGTTCGGCCAGCAGGGGGTCAAGACAAATCAGACCGTCGGCCAGCGAGAGGCTTTTAAGTCTAGGCATAGAAAGAATATCAAGAAGGGGAAGATGAGCGCGGCCTACTGGGCTGATCGCGTAAAATGGTCTCCGAGCAAGACCAAGTCTAAGTCGAAGAAGTGGAAGAAAGGTAGCTGATATGGCGATTAGTCGCGCTCAGGCGGGAAAACAGACAGCCAACGCACCTAGCTCTCGCAGGGCGAAAGATAAGATCAGCAAGGTTATGCGCGAGTTCAAGTCCGGCAAGTTGAAGTCCGGCGGCTCAGGCAAGAAGGTTGCGGACAAAAAGCAGGCTATCGCCATCGCCTTATCAGAGGCGGGGGTAAGCAAGAAGTCAACTGGCGGCGCACTGCCTAAAGCCAAGTGTATGAACGGCATCGCAATGCGCGGCAGAACAAAAGGGCGGGTTGTGTAAATGGCTACGAGCGGAACGACTAGCTTTACTCTTGACTTGTCAGACATTATGGAGGAGGCATACGAGCGTGCTGGGCTTGCGCTTAGAAGCGGGTACGACTACAAAACTGCTCGCCGCAGTCTTGATCTGCTCATGCTTGAGTGGCAAAACCGGGGTCTTAATCTCTGGACAGTACGGGACACCACGTTGGCTCTTGTTGCAGGAACGTCGTCATACGACCTTCCATCTAACCAGTTAGATATAGTCGAGGGGCTGTTACGCACGGACGCGGGCAACTCGTCGCTACAGACTGATCTGACCATGCAACGCATATCGGTCAGCCAGTATGCACATCAGACGAACAAGCTCACTCAAGGGCGCCCACTCCAGTATTATGTAGAAAGAAAGCCGACCGGGCTTACGGTTCACGTCTGGCCCGTTCCAGATGCAACTACCAGCTACACATTTGCGTACTACTACATGGAGCGCGTCGAGGACACTGGCAGTCCGGCCTCCAACAACATGGATGTTCCAGCAAGGTATCTCCCGTGCCTTGTTGCTGGCTTGGCGTATCAGGTCGCCAGCAAGCGGCCAGAATCCGCCCAGATGATCCCGTTGCTCAAGCAGGTCTACGAGGAGCAGTGGGAGTTGGCGGCGGATGCGTCTCGGGAGAAGGCGGCGCTGTATGTTGCTCCGGGCGGGTATAACGACCTATGAGTAGCTATGCAAAAGGCAAGCACGCTTTTGGGTACTGTGATCGCACTGGCTTCCGTTACCCGCTGAGAGACCTTGTGCGCCAGATAGAGGATGGCCGCTGGAACGGCCTCCTTGTTGGTAGGGACGTGGTTGACCAAGACCAGCCCCAGTTAAAGCTAGGAGATGTGAATGCAAGCGACCCGCAAGCTCTGCGCTTTCCCCGCCCTGATAATGGACTTGACGAAAGCAGGCGCCTATTTGCTTGGAACCCCGTTGGTGGTGGCGACACTGCTCTTGGCAGTCGCACTGTGGGGCTTGACATGGAAGGCGTGGTTGGGCGTGTAACGGTGGAGATTTCCTAATGGCATTCACATTTACCACGCTGAAGCAGGCTATACAGGACTACGTCGAGTCAAACGAGACCACGTTTGTCAACAATCTGTCGCTAATCATTCAGCAGGCAGAGGACAGAATACTCAAGCGGTGCCAGTTGCCGGACTTCCGAAAGAATGTGACGGGCACGCTCACGTCGGGTAACGAGTACCTGACAATGCCAAGCGATTTCCTGACGCCATACTCAATGGCGATAGACAACAACGGCTACGAGTACCTGATCTTTAAGGACGTAAACTTTATACGTCAGGCGTACCCAGACAGCACAAGCCAAGCCGTCCCGAAATACTACGGAATCTTTACCGACTCCTCATTTATTATAGGGCCGACGCCAGACGCCTCCTACGACGTGGAACTGCATTATTTCCACAAGCCGGAGTCGATTACCGTCTCCGCCTCTGGGACAAGCTGGCTTGGGACAAATGCCGAGAGCACCCTGCTTTACGGGTGCTTGGTTGAGGCATACACATTCCTGAAGGGCGACAATGACCTTATGCAGGTTTACGCAATGCGGTACGAAGACGCAATAGCCAGACTAGAAGAGCTTGGCGAGGGCTATAGCACCACGGACAGCTATCGCTCTGGAGAAGTCAGGAAGACAAGAACCTAATGCTTGACTTGTCAGTAGGAACTGTCGGAGTACACACAACATCAGGTCGAGGCTTCTCTCCAGAGGAAGTTGCGGAGCGATGTCTCGACAGGATAATAAACGTCTCTGAGGACGCAATGCCTGCCGTCAAGGATCAGGCAAAGGCATTCAGAAATCATATCCGTGCGGTTTTAGTCTTCTACATGAAGGAAGCGATACGCAGTGACCGCACCACTGTGTACAACGCCTTGTGTGACGCGGGGCAAAAAGATTTAGCTGAAATGATTAGGAGAATCTAAATGGCAATCACGCAGGCAATGTGTACGTCGTTCAAGCAGGAGTTGCTTCAGGCAAAGCACGACTTCACCAACGGCACGGGAAATACTTTCAAGTTGGCGCTTTATACCAGCGCGGCAACCCTTGATGCCACGACTACGGCCTACACCGTAACTAACGAGGCATCGGGCACTGGCTACTCTGCCGGCGGCGCGGCGCTCACCAATGTCACGCCGACCACTTCTGGAACAACAGCGTTTACGGACTTTGCCGACCTTACGTTCAGCACGGCAACAATCACCGCGCGCGGAGCCTTGATATACAACGACACGCAGGCAGGCGATCCGTCTGTGGTTGTTTTGGATTTTGGCTCTGACAAGTCATCCAGTGCTGGCGACTTCACCATCACATTCCCTACCGCTGACGCCAGCAACGCCATTATCAGGATCGCCTAATAATGGCACTGGTCGTTAAAGACCGCGTCAAGGAAACCACCACGACGACGGGGACGGGGGCGGTAACGCTCGCTGGAGCAGAAACAAATTATATTGCGTTTTCTGCGGCCCTGTCTGATGGAGACACCACCTACTACGCGATTGTTGACGATACGAACAGCGACTGGGAGGTTGGCCTCGGCACATACGCAAGCGCCGGCAACACGCTAACCAGAACGACCATTCTGGCAAGTAGTAATACCGGCTCTGCGGTAAACCTTGGCGCCGGCACAAAGTCTGTGTTTGTCACATACGCCGCAGACAAGTCCGTATACCTTGACGCATCTGGTAATGTAGCCTCAGTCACGATCACTTCTGCTGACATCAACGGCGGCACGATTGACGGTACGACCATTGGTGGCACTACAGCCGCCGCAGGAACATTCACCACATTTACTTCCACAGGCATCGACGACAACGCCACCAGCACGGCGATCACGATTGATAGCTCGCAGAATGTGGGGATTGGCGACGGCACTATATCCGCAACGCTTGATTTACACTCCACAACGGCTGGCCGAGTGCTTTCGGTAGAAGGCTCTGGCGGCAAATGGGTATCTCTTGTTAGCGGCACAGGCACTACCGGCCCTGTGTTGGCGTTTGATAACACTTCAACGCGCTTTCGCATTGCGTCAGGATCAGACAAGCTAGGCACGGGTTTAACAGAGATTTTCACCGTCAACACTGGCGGTGTTACGTTTGAGAAAGCCATTGAGGAACAGCAGTACAGCTTAACGGGTACAGCGATTGACCCGTCTAACGGCACGATCCAATACAAGACGCTATCAGCAAACACGACGTTTACCGAGTCTCTGGCTGACGGCGAATATGTCACGCTGATGATTAACGACGGGGCTGGCTACACGGTTACATGGCCTACAACTACATGGGTTGGCGGCTCTGCGCCTACGCTTGAAACGACGGGCTATAACGTCATTGAACTGTGGCAGGTTAATGGCACTTTGTACGGCGCATTTGTGGGCGCGGCGTAATGCTTAGAAACAGAATGATAAGGGCGGCGATACCCAAGAGTAGCCCTATTAGCTTTGTAGACGCTACACAGGGGACGGGGGGTTTCGGGAGTACCGGAACCATCACAGTGTCTACCGACGATTTTGCGTTGCTTTTTTCGCACGGGAAAATTGCAGACGAGCTTAGTTTTTATTCCTACGGCGGCACATCAAGTCTGGGGTCGCTAACCGGCGTCATTGCTCAAGG